CTACCTAAAATTAGATAATGCTTTTAAAGTACGATTTTCTTCCTGATGTTGGTCTTCTTTCATCAGATGAGCGTAAACGTTTCGAGTGATTGTGCTATTTTTGTGGCCTAATCGCTTTGAAATGTATTCCATTTTAACACCACAATAAAGTAGGTAACTGGCATGAGTATGACGCAATCCATGAAAACTGATTCGCTTAATACCTAAAGACTCGTGATATTTTTTAAGCAGTAAATCACAGGCACCAGGGGTAGGAATCCGACCACGGTTATTTAAGAAGACCATGTGGTCAGGATTGTCTAAACCAGAAGCAACTTGTAGAGCGTGCAGATGTTTTAAATGGTCGAGTAGTTCATCGGTGACTGTGATTGTACGAATACTAGATTCGGTCTTTGTCCGCTTAAACTTCTGGCCGTAAGCGTAGTCCCATGACTTATTCACGTCGATAGTTTTTGCCTTCCAATCAATATCGGGCCAAGTGAGGGCCGAGACTTCTGCTACCCGCATTCCTGTCATCAATCCGGTATAGATCATTGACTTTGATGTAGCGGTAATCTTAATATCATGATTGACCTCATTAATCAGCTTTTTCATGTCGTTAGCGTCAAGATACTTTAACTGGGCATCTTTACCCCGATGACCGCCTAACTCGGCATGGAGACAAAAATCAGCCCTAATAAGGCCATCAGCTACAGCATCAATGATGGCAGCGTGGATATGGCCGTGAAGTTTTTCTACCGAAGCCTTGCTGTGGTAAGGAGAGTCCCCGGAAAGGCTTCGTTTACCACGTTGCTCACTATTTCCATGGGTAAAATCATTTAAAAATTTTTGGTAACGAGTGCGAGTCATGGCAGAAAGTTGAATATCACCGAGCCAATCTTTGATCTGGCGTAGTGTATAAAGATATTCTTGAACAGTAATAGGGGCCAGTTTGTGCAATTTATAGGTCTCAAGCCAGTTTGAGTAATAATCGTAAAAGGTGAGACTATCATCAACTTTGCCAATTGTTTTATCAAACTTCTTTTGTTCTAATTGATTGGCCCATTGTTCAGCATCTTTTTTAAGTTTGAATCCGCCTTTGTTTTTAGAAAACCTGTTACCAAACTCGTCATAGTAACTTACGCGAGCTGACCATTTACCATTTCGTTTTTTAATACTTGCCATTTTTATTTTCCTCCTAAGATTAAATCACCTAGCCGGGTAGATTTAATAAGGATTGTGGCATCACCTTCTTTCAGTTATAATTGTGTATGTAAAAGGGCGCATTAGTGCCCTTGAGCATTATGTGTGCATCCCATTATCTTGGCGGAGACGGGGTGCGCTTTTTTTGTTATTTTAAAGCCGAAAGCTGATTATTTAGTATGCTTAAATTGGCTTCCAGCTGATGATACTTTGCAATGTATCCCTGCACGTCACCATTAGCGGCAGACACTGCATCTTCATAATCGGATATAGTTCTTCTATTTCTCTGAAGTAGGGAAGTGTCGTGGCTAATTATCATAAAGGCATCATAGTCCTGACCTCTGTCCTGAGATCTCCTGTACTCGGCTATTTCAGAAACAAGAGAATAGTCCTCTTCTTTTAAGCCATCAATAGAGCTGTCTGTATTGGATGTAAGTGCCTGAACATTGGGGGACATGGAATTAATTTGCTGTTTTACATTCGAAATTTTAGTGTTAATATCGTCTATTTTGCTTTGATTTTTATTAATGATGGGTTTACTAGAACCGGAATCAGCAGTAGTTGGTGCCGAAGTAGAATCAGAAAGTATTAGATTCCACGATCCGTTAGAATACTTGTACATAGCTGTAACTGTACTCCCAGATGTAACATACCAAACATCACCATCACTATGTGGCAAACCATTTTCAAATGGTGCGGATGCCGATTCAGTTACTTTTCCCCCAGGACTAGTAACATATTTTGGCGTGTTTGGTTTTGATGCGCCGTTTGAACTGGAAGTAGTTGGCGAAGGAATTTTAATATTTGAAGTGGCGTTTTTTACATTTTTGTTTTTTTCGACCTTATATAAAGAAATCAGAACTTTGCTTTGTTTATAGCCTTTTTTTGAAGCAACAAGATAGTATTTCTTATTTAAGCTTAGACGATGCTTCAACTTAATCTTAAATTTTCCAAGACTGTTAGCGTTAGTTTTCCCCAGCACATGTTTTCCAACTACCAACTTAATATGTGACCTTTTTGTTGCTCTACCGCTTAGACTGTGTGCACTCGTAGGAATGGAAGATGCAGTCTTTACTGAAATACGCCTTGCGTTTTTCGCATCAACCGGAAGTGCAATCATAATTGGAATGACTAATCCCAAAACTAATCCAATCTTTTTCATAAATATATCCTCCCTGGAATATGTACAGCTTTTACCGTCGATCAGTGTTTGGACGTAAATTAGTTTACGATGAAATCATCGTCATCAAGCGAAATATTAAGAACTTGAGTAGCCACAAGTCCTGCGGTATAAACGTATTTTTCAGGTACATGGTATTGCTCACAGAATTTTAAAATATTAAACTGGGACGGTTCTATACCAGTCAGGTTAAGATAATCCATTATCATTAGATAAAAGCCGCCACGATCTGCACGACCTTCAATCTTCGTATTGCTAACATAGGTGCTTTCAATAAGTGGGTTAGCCGAATCGTCAACTAAACAGTGAATTAATTCATGAGCCTTAATTCGTTCTGGGTACTCAGTATTTGAGTTAATGAACATAGTGTTGGTGTAAGGGAGAGAGAACCCATATACGCGATTTGGCAAATTGGAAGAATATTGGAAACTGATTCCATAATGCTTAATCAGATGATCCAAATTGTAATCTTGCAAGGAGTCAATATCAGCAATTGCTCCATCTAAAGTGTCAAATATCATATATTAATCGTCCCCGTTTCCACCATTATCGTCGAGTTCCATATTACTGTACCTCTTAAGCCGTTCACGACCTTCAGTAGATTGTAGGTATGTGGATATAAGTGCACGAAGGGCGGCACGGTCTGAATCAGTTAATTCACCATCACGGTCAGTCAACATAGCGGTTCCGTCAAGAAGCTCTTCTATGTTGACTTTTTGAACACCATTTTTCGCAGAACTTGACTTTTCCCCTGTTAAAAGATAATCAACAGAAACGCCTAGTGTTTTTGCAACTTGCGTTAATTTTTCAAGGTTAGGAGTTTGGCTTTTCCATTTGTAGATGCTGTTAACACCCATTCCTGATTTTTTAGCTACCGTTTGAATGTTCCAACCAAGATTTTTTGCAGATTCTTTTATCCTCTCAAACACTGTCATTATAGGATTCTCCTGTTTAGAGATGAAAAAAATTATCTTATTAGATAAAAATATGTTGATTATTTTATCTAAACGGATTATTATAGATTCATCAAGTAATTAAGCAACAAAAAACCAACAGCTTCATAACGTAACTTTGGCGAGGAACGATTGAAGTATAGGAATTTTATAGCTTATTTCGTATGCACTTATTTTATCACTTTGGATAATAAATGCAATAACTTGATGAATAAATTACGGAAGGGAAGTGAAATTATGATTGGAAATTTTAATGCTATTAATTTGAAACAAATGTACGAACGACTTAGCCAAGATGAAGATGTTTTATCTCTAAAGCAAAAGTACGATTCAGAAAAAAGATGTCGTGCCATTGCAACGTTTGCATTAAGTCGAGCCCAAACATTTGAAGAAGCACGAATGATCAGCGGAATCATCGCCACAACCGAAAACGATACTGATAGTTCTACTGAAATCATCATAAACGAAGCACTTAAACAAAAAGTGCCCTCCGAATTATACGGAAAGCACTAAGAAACTAGAGCTTGATAATTGAAGTTGCTTTCTTACCAGCGGCCATTAGTTTAGGTGTGTTTGAACGGCGTTGATCAATGTTTTCAATGACGACATCACTTAGCGTACTTGTAAATTGTTCGTTATTGAAAAGGGCGTATAGGGCAGATACAAGTTTTTCGTCGATTTGTACACCGGACTCTTTTAAAGCAGACGTAATTGTTTGTTCAGAGATTGCATGCTTCATTTAGATTCACCTCGGTTAATTGGACTAACTAAATTATACCGTAATAAATTACAGAAAGGAGTAACTAAATTGACTGAACAAAATTTAATGGAAGGTGCTAAGCAGATTACCAGCAAAATTAAAATTAGTCTGCTTGAACGTGACATGAGTCAAGTTGAATTGTCTCGTTTGATTAGCGAGCATCCGGTTCAAGTCAACCGTGCAATCCATGCTGATATGTCACCTAAGTCGTTAGCTATTCGAAAGAAAATTTACCGGGTACTGGATATCAAAGAATAGGAGAAAATAATCATGAACGAGCTAATAAAAACTTTTAAGCAGAAGGACGGGACCGTTGCTGTTGATGGTCGAGACTTGCACGACTTCCTGGGAGTTAACGAAAAATATACCCAGTGGTTTGAACGTATGAAAAACTATGGATTCAATGAAAGCATTGATTTTGTAGGTTTTTCCGAAAAAACGGATAAACCTCAGGGCGGCCGACCGGCAGTTAACCATGCTATGACACTTGACATGGCTAAAGAGGTGTCTATGATTCAACGTACTCAAAAAGGTAAGCAAGCACGTCAGTATTTCATTGCCATGGAAAAAAGAGCTCAGTCTAAAACTTCATTGTTATCGCCAGAGCTTCAATTCATGCAGGGAGTTGTGGATAAGTTAGCAGCTAATGAACGTACCCAACAACGACTTGAAACTAAAATTGATGGCGTAAGTGAGATTGTTGCTACGTCTACCATGGACTGGCGGAATGAGACTTCACACCTCATCAGTAAGATTGCCCGTCAACAAGGCAACACCGGCGAATCATACAAAATGACTCGCAACGATATCTACGACGAAGTAGACCGGCGAGGTGGGGTATCACTTAAGACACGGTTAACCAACTTGAGACGTCGAATGGCTGAGGAAGGGACTTCAAAAACTCAGCGTAAGAATACAACAAAAGTTGATGTGATTGCTCATGACAAGAAGCTGATTGAGATTTACACAGCAATCGTCAAAGAATTTGCCATTCGGTATCAAGTTTGGAACGAAGAATACTAAGGAGGAAGCACCATGGAGTTTGATAGCGTGCGAGAAGCAATGGACTTCTTAATTTCGTACAACGAATCCTCACGTGAAAATATGAAAGTTGATGGTCACAAGCCGTCTTTTGAAGACCTGCAAGAAGCAAATCGAGAAGCTTTGTACAGTGCTTGCGATTTGCTGGGTATGAGTGACTTGTACCTACATCTTAATGAGCAGACAGCATAAGGAGAAAACAACATGAAGAAACTGATCAACGTTTTATGGGCAATTGAAAAAGACCTCAGTGTTATCGCAAGTAACACTGAAGCCAAAGAAAAATTTGTACTGGAACATTCAAAAAATAAGATGAGTGATAAACAAATAAAAGAATGGTTTAAACATAACTGTATTTAGAAGTTTTGCTTTTCAACCCATTTTAATGTTTCGCCATAAATGACTTTATAGGAATCCAATAGACTTGGTTCTGCGCCAACTTTCTTGGCGTATGACTTGAGGCTGTCGCTCTTTTCTTTAAGGATTAGCAGAGCCAAATCATGCGCGCGTTGTTCATTATTCATAATTTTTCGCCTCGATTAATTGGAATAACTCAAGTATACAACTGGAAGGAGGACTCTAAATGGATGAATTTGTAAAAGGACTAGCCACCTTGTTCAGACAAGCCTATGAGCTGGGGGTTGAAGAAGGACGCAAACAACCAATTGTTGAAACAAAGATGTTGAAACGAAAAGACTTACCAGAGAAATTTGGAATCAAAGTTGATGCATTCGATGAGTATTACCGTGATAAGGGCTTTCCGTATTATCAAGAAGGTAGTCAACGTAAGTATTATGCCCCAGCCGTTCATCTATGGTTGCTAAATCACCAGAAATATAACAATTAAATCCTAGCCGGGTAGATGGTGTGAGTAACTAATAACGTATGGTAGAAAGGAATGATTATATGTATGAAGTTTACCTGCTAGTTGGATTCCTAACCTTCTGGCTAACAGTAATTGTGTTGATTGCCTCAGCTGGTTATCAGCTACGTAAGTCAGTGGTACGTGCTGGCGGATGGGCACCATTTTGGAAAAACTTCTTTGGAACGGAGGAAGGCAAATGAAAATGAATAGCGATGTCGAACGAATGCTCAAGAATGTTGTTAAAAGTGTATCAGATACACGACCGGTACTTAAATGTGCACATTTTGAAAATGGAAACACTTATGTAACGGATAGTCATAGATTGATTCGGGTTAGAAATAGCGTACCGAAGGGAATAAATCTGGACATTGATTTATCAGACTTTAGTTTTCCGGACGTAAATTATCCAAGCGTGGATCGACTGATTGCTAAAAAGTTTTCAACAAATATCAGAGTGACTAAGTCCTTTGTTAAAACAGCGTTGCCAGCCATTAAATCAATGCGTCCAGGATATAACGCTATTATCGAGATCAAAGTAAACGAAGACCATCTTTCCATTACACGAAAGTCTTTAGACACTGGCATTAATCAATCCTTAGAGATTGGGGTTGATTACTTTGAAGGAGAGCCACTTACCTTGAGTTGTAGTCCCAATTATTTAAGCGAGGCCTTGACATCGATGGTTCAGTTTGAAGATCCATCGTTACAAATTGGATTCAACACGCCTTTACAACCATTTATTATCACGAATTCTAATGTGGACTATTTGTTAACACCGGTTCGAGTTTTTTAGAAAGTAGGGAAAGCTAGATGAAAATTAATGTTGGTGACAAGGTCAGTTACGAAGATACGTATGCCGTAGGTATCAAGATGGTGTCTGCTGGTGTTGGCAAAGTAGTAGAACTCAAGCCGGACGTTTACGGAAAGTCGAATAAGCAAATTGCTGTTATTAAGCAGCGTGGTCATGATCCATTTGAAATGTTCACTAACGGATTGGAGGTCGTCGATCGATGAAACTATGGCATAAAAAAAGAGTCCCGGGGGACAGCCCAGAACTCACCGAAATGTTACATGAATCAAGCATTTTCAATATGAATTCTACACTGAAAAAGGGGCGTTGGCAATGACTTTAGGCGGAACTACCATAGAATATGACCGAAAATTCGCTACGCCTGTGGTCACGAACATTAATCAGACTGACGAGGAACAAGCTATCTTAGAGCATAATGCCCGCATTGCAGCGTTAAAAACATATGCAATGGAATTGCGCGAACACTTTAAAAATACTGAGGACGAAAAGTATAAGCGGTTATTGTCGGTTAAGATTGGCTGCACTAATCAGCAATTAGAACAGTTACGAACGGAGGAATAAGCATGACAAAAACAGCATTAGAACTCTACCAGCGCTACGAACTTTTAAACGATTTGATGGGTAGCAAAATCAGTAAATACAAAGACGAGATCGACTATGAAACGGATAAAAAGGCATTTGAACAAGATAAGACACTAGTTACAGCTCGTCAGCAGGAGCTGCAAACAGAAGTTGATGAAGCGTATGGCGAATTCTTATCCGCTATGGACGGCCACGAATCTTTAGATGGTGTCGACCGGATTCGACATGATCCCTTTAAGAAAAACAGTTGGCAAGTTAAAGCTAAACTAACCCACGCCAAGATTGGCAAACTGCCAGATAAGTCTGTATTACAGCAAGCTGTGCAAGAATACCGGGAACTTAATGAGTCGAAAGTTAAGCAAATGCTGGCTAATGGTGAAATCGCTAAGAGCGGTGATCATATTGTTGGGCCTGGCAATGAGAAGCTGGACGACTATATTTCCGTTGAAATCAAGCCAGACGAATTTAAAGAAACTAACTCAAAATAAGTGGGAGGAAGTTATGGAAAAAAGCGAATCAATTAAAAACTTGGCCACTAGCATGGCACAATTCCGTAAGAATTTACTCAAAGCACAACCAAGTAAAGATGGAAAAAGTCATTATGGGAACTATGTAACTTTGGAAGACCTAACTGCTGCAGTAGATGGGGCGTTGCCAGAGTCGTTAGGTTATACGCAGGAAGCGACCAGCGATCCTAATGGTGTCTCTATTACGACTATGCTGTTTGATGCTAGTGGCGAGTACATTATTTACAATCCACTTAGCATGCCAGTACAGCGTAAAGACGCGCAGGCATTCGGTTCTGCTGAAACTTATGCACGACGATATAGTTTATCAGCAGCATTCGGCGTATCCGCTTCTAAAGATGATGATGGACAGCAAGCAACTAAAGCGGCTCCTAACAACCGTACGGCACGACAACCAGCTCATAGGAATAACGGGACACAACAAAACAATCGTCAACCCCTGCCTGTAACTAAACAGCAGGCCACAACACTTAATGGATTGTTTGAGGCAATGAGTAAGGCAGCAAACGCCCCAATTGAAGCTGTTAGAAACGGTTATCTGGAAAAATTAAACGTTAGCCAGGTCAACGATTTGACGCATGATGGTGCTAACCAACTGATCAGCCTAGTGACTGCTCAATTAAAAAATCAAAGTGAGAAGGGGAATTCTAATGATTAATCGAGTAGTTTTGACTGGACGACTAACCCGTGATGTGGAATTGCGGTATACGCAAGGCGGTGCTGCTGTAGCTACTTTCAATCTGGCCGTTGATCGGCGGTTTACCAACCAACAAGGTGAGCGCGAAGCTGATTTTGTTAGTTGCGTTATCTGGCGTAAGTCGGCGGAAAACTTTGCTAACTTTTTCCACAAGGGTTCCCTTGTCGGTATTGAAGGCCGTATTCAAACACGTAACTATGAAAATCAGCAAGGCCAACGCGTATACGTCACAGAAGTTATTGTTGAGAACTTCTCGTTCTTGGAATCAAAAAACTCTACTGGTAACGGTAGCTATCAAAACAACCGGTCACAAAACAATACAAGCGATCCGTTTGCTAATAATGGTGATTCCATTGATATTCAAGATGATTCGTTACCGTTCTGATCGTGAGGTGATTAAATGCAGCGGTCACGATCAAAATACTTTGAACGTAATGGCAAGTCATACTTGGTAGTTGAGCTTGATCATCAGCCTAATTTAGACCATATCGAGACCGTTAGCGGTTCGCGTGACCAACTTTACCTGGATTGGGAACTAGCCGATACACGCAAAGCTAGGCCACAACAACGACGCCTATTCTTTGCCCTGTTGAGTGACATTTATACCTGGTCAGGCATGCCTACAGACTTTTTAAAAGAGTTGTTCTATCTGCAATATGAGGAATACACGTTTGGTAATGAGATTAGCCTGTCAGACACGACAGAATCGTCCGTGAGCGACGCTAACGTGTTACTCGACCTAGTTATCGATTTCATGTTTACGTGGCGTGTACCGTTCAAACAAGGCTATGAACAGCTTCCACGAGAGGAAAGATATTACATGTATCAGTGTTGCCGGCATCGGGTGTGCTGTGTATGTGGCAAACGAGCAGAAATCCATCATGTTACCGGATCAACAATTGGGATTGGTGGGGATCGTACCAAAGTTGACCACACTGAGCGATATGTTATGCCGCTGTGCCATATCCATCATATGGAGGTTGAAACTATTCATGAAGAAGCGTTTGGCGAGAAGTATCACATTCCAGTTACTGGGATCAAGTTGGACGAAGAAACATTGAGAAAGATTGGAGTTAGAGGAAATTATGGCGAGACTCATAAAGAGCACTAATAATGCTTACACGAACGTAAGCAATAAAGTTGTCAGAGATTCTAACCTCAGCTGGAAAGCAAGAGGAATATTCCTTTATCTTTGGAGCCAGGCGGACAACTGGAAATTCTACGTAAGTGAAATTGAGAAGCATTCAGTTGTTGATGGACGAGAATCCTTACAAAACGGGTTAAAGGAGCTGGAAAAGGCCGGATATTTAATCAGATCTGTAAAATTTGATGAAGCTAAGCAGATAAAAGGAATGGAATGGTTTTTATCCGATTATCCGTCGAACGGGAAACCCGTCGGACGGGAAAGCCGTCCAAGGGAAAACCCGTCACTAAGAACTACCAATAATAAGAATTACCAAAAACAAGAAATACTAAATACAAGTAAAAACCATTGTGCAGCTGACGCAGCACCTGAGTTTCCTTGGCAATCTGTAATTGACTATCTCAACGAAAAGACTGGCAAGAAGTTCAAACATATTAACACTAACAAGGGATTGATAATGGCACGACATCATGATGGATTTAGCGCCAAAGATATGCAAAAAGTGATAGATCATCAATGCAAACTGTGGCTCAACAATAAAGATATGGCTCAGTATTTAAGGCCAGCTACTTTATTTAGAGCTAGTAAATTTGAAGGCTATTTGAATGCAGTACCTGATGAACCAAAACATGAGGGCCGCGAGTATTGGACGGGAGGTTAACATGGAGCACGTTACTTTTGACCAGGGATACATTCAACGACTAGCCAATGCCCATCATGTTGACCTGAACCACTTGCCAACTAAAGAAGAATTAGATCGTAAGACGGCTGAACAAGCAGCTCAACAACTGAAACGGGACAAAATGGCCCGGTACTATAGCTACTCGGTCTGGTCCGGCAACATACCGCTCAAGTTTTCGTTTGGCAGCTGGGACATTGCTAAGCAGGACAATCCACACTTAGCTAAGTCATTAGGCAAGAAGGCATTCGTGTTGGCTAAGCAATTAGAAAATCAAAACTTCAATGTGGCTATGATGGGTGATCGTGGCGTTGGTAAAACATCTTTAGCACTAGCTATGTTGGACCACCTGATGAGCCATGGTCATAGTGGCATGTTTGTATCAACTGCCGAGCTGTTAAGAATGGTCAATGACAAATATGAGGACACTTCAATTCGCTCCAAACTGATCAACATAACACGTTCGATGATTGAGGTTGATGTATTGGTACTAGATGATTTTGGCACGGAAGGCGGTATGACCGGCAACATTAAACCGGTTCATAAGGATCTGCAAGACATCATGTATCGGGTATCTAACGCTAGAGTTGATTTTGATCACAACACTGATAAGGGTATCACCATCATTACGACCAATAACACCAAAGGACAGCTGAAACAGATGTATGAAGGCAAGTTCATTGATCGCGTATATCCAAAAAATTCGGAACAACAACTGATTTTTGACGGCATGAAAGGGGTGCGTAACGTATGAGTGAATGTCCATTGTGTCATGGCACTGGCGTTGTTTACCACTGTACGGCAAGCACCGTCACAGCTAGCCCATGTCCAAATTGCAATGAAGTTTTGAGAGAACGGCGTAAACGTGAATTTGAAGAACTAAGGAACGAAGCAAAGCGACTATTGAGAAAGGGATAGAGATTATGTCATCAAACAAGAAAATGGCAGCTGAAATTAGAGCGGCTTACGCGACTTATGGCGACGATCCAGATAATTGGCCGGAAGATATTAAAAAAGAGATCCGCGGTCAAACTAAAGAGGAACACACGGCTGAAAATAAGATCCTACGCCACCTGATTTTACACGGATACACCAACAAATATATTGCACAAGAACGGTCGAAGACGCCGCAATATATACAGCAATTACGTGGCAGAATGCAAAGACGTGATGAATTGAATTACCAAGCCACACCCGATGAATTGACACAACTAAAATATAATGTTTCTAGCATGAATAAGCCTAACAACAAGGGAGTGGCTAGCGTTATGGGACGCGACAAGGATTGGGTGCGCTGCATGTGAGAGAAGCTACGGGAGGCAGACAATAAAGTACGGCGATAAGGTGTATTACCACCCACGCCACCACGTTAAGCATTCAGCTACGTGGCTATGCTGGATCACTCGTGGCGATAGGCGGGTAGCAATGATGAAAGTTAAAGGAAGCCACGTAACTATTGAGATTTCTCCAAGATATGTTGATATTGGAATTGAGAAGGAAGTTTATAAATATGGACAATAAAGTAGTTATTACCATTAAAGACGGAAACATTGAGGTAAATGCAGGCGATTATGATAAGGGCTAGTTGCTGGATTTGTTCTTAGCTTCAACAATCAGAATTGCGTCAACAGAACTAACAATGGAACAGATACTCAAACTGGTTGCTTACAAATATGAAGTTTATGGTGATTTGCCTATAGAGAAGTCAGAGGGTTAATGATGGTAAAAAAGGAGGGCGAATGATGATACCAAAATTTAGAGCGTGGGATAAAATCACTAAAAGATATTATTCTGTAGAAACATGGCACATGGAAGATGAATATGTAGACTTAATAGAATCTAATAAAAGTACAGCAGATCCTAATGCAAAACGATTTTGGAGAAGAATATCAGAAGTGATATTGGAACAATCTACCGGCCTGAAAGATGTTAATGGCAGGGAAATCTACGAGGGCGATATTTTAGAATATTATTATGAGACACGCGGACAGACGTTTTATGATCCGGAAACATTGGGTGCTGTTGGTGGTGAACCGGGGATAGAAACAGCTGTTATTGGAAGGGTTGCTATTTGGCCGTCAACGGGGGTCGTATTGACAGGCATTAAAGCAAAGTATCCGGAAGACTTTGATTCAAACAATTCAGATATTCCCAAAACATTACACGTTAACAGACGCTTTGAAGTCGTTGGCAACGTACACGAGAACCTAGAACTATTGGAGGAAGAATGATGGTACCAAAATTTAGAGCGTGGGATAAAAAGACAAAAGAATATTTTCATGTTTCTGAGTTATGGAACTCCGGAACTGATCCAGATAACTTTGAATTTGATGGATGGACGGATAACTTTGGAAGTAAAGGAAGACTAAAAGATATTGTAATTGAGCAGTCTACCGGCCTGAAAGATGCCAATGGCAAGGAAATCTACGAAGGCGACGTTGTTCATTTTAGATCAGATTGTCTTAGTGGCCTGGGGATCGTTAAATGGAATGAAACAGGTGGCGCTTGGGAAGTTGAAGACATACGATCTCGCACCAATAAACGTGGACACCGCATTTATCCAATATATCCACAAGCAAAGTATCGGATAGACGGAAACGTCCACGAGAACCCAGAACTATTGGAGGCACAGCATGATTAAGATATACCGCAAGACGGCAACGATTGAGGCTGAACAATTTGATGGATCAGGAGCGATGATTGACAAGTATGGAATTGAGCCTCCCGTAATGCTTAGTGATGGCAACTTTGGAATTTCAACACTTGAAGGAGAAATGGAACTCGATGTCGGTGATTGGATTGCTACCGGCGTAAACCGCGAACACTGGCCGATCGCTGATGACGTTTTCAAGAAGACGTATGCGGAATTGCCAGTGATTCCTAAAGTATGGGCCGATACGATTGAAGAATATAAAGCTAATCATTACCGACTGGACGAAATATTTACCGAATGGAGTTGGAATTATGATGAGCAGGAATTAATTGCTCGTGCGTGGCTAGACGGGTATCAAGTGGAGGCACAGCATGACACACGAGCAGATTGAGTATCGCAATTACGTGATGCAAGGCATGGCAAGCTATGGTGGCGATGTGGCACAGGCGTTAGTGTGGTGCGGCAATCACTTTACTAAGCTGAGCAACAGCCAGCGCAACATGATTAACAAGCTGTCGGTGAAGGAACGCAACCAGGTTATCCATGAGCTGACGATGGGATAAAATTATTATTTTATGTAGGAGGAAAACAAAATGCAAAAAAGTTACTATGTTTTTTACAACGAAAATAGTCATGCTTACATTAAGCAGATGGATCGTCGACTGGTTAGTGGGGACATTGATTACTCTGAGACTACAGATATTGACAAAGCCTTGCCGGTATTAGTAGATACGGATCAAGCCAAGGAAATAGCTAAAAAGGTTGCCTCTGAATTAGATATTTCTGAAAAATTAATTGTTGTTAAAAAGGCAAGCGAAAAATCAGTCACTCACATAAAAGAAGAAAAATTATTATCTGATTTACACGAGGCAATTGTTAATTGTTTAATGCAAGGAGGACTCACAAAACGTGCAACTAATGTAGTTATCAATGATTTTGATAATTATGCAGGAATAGAGCTTGAACAGTCAGATGATTGGGAATAAATAAAATTCTTATTTTATGTAGGAGGAACAATGTGAAAAGGAGACATATACCAACTCAAGAGGCATGGGATATTTATGATTTAGGAAAATCTTCAAATTATGATAGCGTTGTTATCCAAGAAAAGAATGCAAACGTTTATGGATATGGCGCAAATGAACTTGTTATTAAGGATCATGATGGAAATTTGTTTTCGCTTGACGTCAATATTGGCGTTAACTTTGGCGAAAATACAACAATACCCACCGATTCTTATAAGGGCAACGATGATTTAGTCACTTTATATCCTGTTAAAAAGCGAGTCAAAAAGGTTACTATCTATGAATAAAATAATTAGGAGGGACGTATGGATAAAACACGAGACGAAATGAACGGAAACCAACGTATGCTGCTGGACTATCTGGAATCACTGGTGCCGAAAGATGACGTGCTGATGGGACTGGCTGAGTTTCAATCCAGATTAAGTGAGCACAGCGTGCCTAAGGAAGTTTACATTGCTTTGGGTATGCTGAGCAATGCGGAGATTACTAACGTGCTACACGAGCTGACACGGCCATTTTAGGAGGACAATATGCGAGAAATTATTAGTTCGTTCTGGAATGCAACAACGATACAGCTGGCAGGATTACTTGTTGTTTTAGCGCTATTACTAGCAATTCTATTCTGGTGGCTTAAGAAATTTTAGGAGGCATGATGGGTGAAACGATCGACGATTAGAACGGTAGAGGATATTCTACGGGATTATCCCAAGATTGATAAATACATTGAACAGCGCGAACAAGAGTTACGTTATCCTGTAACGCCGGTTGATGAGAATGTTGGCGGTGGTCGGGCACAAAACGGATTCAACGACAGCACAGACCGGTTAATTATCACGCTAGATGAGGACAAACGGATTAATGCATTGAAGAAGCAACGCCAAGTGATTGATGACTGCTTAGATGAAGTAGGACCTGATACGCAAGCAATTATTGATGAGCAATATTTTCGGAAATATCCACGCTACACCTTAACAGGAATGGTCGAAAATAATATGTTAAGTGTAGGCAAGTCACGAGCGTATAAGCTAAAAAATTTGTTTATAAAGAAGTGTGCTAAAGGACTAGGACTATACGATTTGTGAAAAGTGGAAAAAACCGAGAAAATTGACCCCTAATTCGGGTGTAAATTGGTAACATAAGCGATTGATGAAATGGGCGTGCATAGCTCAACGGCAGAGCAAAGAAGATACGGGTTCGACTCCCGTTGCACGTATTGGGCAAATAACTTAAAGGAGATGGACTCTCCCGTTCATTGACTGAGTGTCCAAGTGTGATTGTAACTGGCGTTGGCCTGCCAGAAGAGGGCGGTTTGACTTCCGTGTGTGGTTCGATTCCACACCAATCACATACACGGTCGTCTCAAACGAGGCGACCTTTTAGTTTGGAGGAATGGTAATGATAACGACTAAAGTGGTGTTATGTGGATCATTGGAAGATGTCGAAAAAAGAATGATGCTGGATTACGATATCCTGTCTAAAGATTACCCACAAGTGTCCATAGTAAAAGCTAAACATACCATTCAGATTGTTAATTATCGGATTAATAAGTACATTTCGGTTAGACAGCTTGACAAAATTGATAGTTATCATCCTCGGTATATGGAAGCTGATGTGTCTGCTTTTTGGGTTGCAAAGCCATCACAAATGAAATCAGCTGTTGAAAAATATCGAAAGCATTTGGGTGATTAAATTGACAGCTCCTTTCAAAATGTATCAGGTAAGAAAACCAGATGAAGTATTGGATATAGACGAAACTAGATATATGTTATCGACATTTCCAAAAGAACCAAACGTTAACTTAGATAACCTTAAATTTCTATTAGATGGTGGAATTCTAGTAGATTTGTCTGATGGTGAGTACATTCATCCGTTCCAGTTAAGTCCAGATGCGTTGAACTACATTCAACATAAGGGAATATCAAAACAAATATTCAAATGATAACGGGAGTGATTTAATGAGAAACTATCAACGGGACAACTTAATATTCGGCCTGCTGATGGTGTTGCTCATTGTTGTGTTGGGAGTATGGTTACATGCGACACACTGAATATGGCTACATTAGCCCAGCAGAGAATCATTGCTACCGTGACTTAGCACGTTGGCTGGCTGATAAGAAGAAACGTGAGCGTCGTGCTAATAAGCATGGCGCTTTTAATTTGGATAGAAAGAAGGAGACGTGTTATGGCAAAGAAAATCGATGATATTAAGCTTAATATTGATATTGATACAACACAGGCGCATCGTAGCGTGGAATTGTTAGGCAAAGCATTATGTAACTTACGAGATGAATGTGCACGCACGGAGAAGAAACAACCACACGTGCGAATTGAGTTTGATAACATTTCAGAAGTTCCCGATATGTTTATCGACGGCGTACAGGTCATTGGAAGTGATTGTGAAAAGTCCGTACTGTCTAGGCTGTTCATTAATTGGAACGCTAATACAGATATAGAAATGGCGAAGCAATTCGAGATGAAAACTTTAGACAGAAACGGAATTTATAACGTAGTTAAGCAAGGCGATATATATGGTGACTAATTATGCCAAGAGTAAGACGCTGTAGACAACCAGGATGCCATGCCATGGTTAACTTCCCTGATCACTATTGCCAATCTCACTATGAACATGAAGCAGAGTACCTAGCAAGCCGTGAGCGTTGGGCACGCAGCCACGATAAACATTACACACACAAGTACAACACAGTCACACGTAATCGTGATGACACTAAGCGTAAGCAGTACAACTTCTATCGTACACGACAATGGTCACATCTAAGACAACAAGTCCTGGAGCGTGACCATTATTTGTGTGCGTATTGTCGCGTGCAAGGAATCATCACGGCTGCTAAGACAGTTGACCATATTGTACCCATTGAATACGACCAAACAATCAAAGCAAACGTCGATAACCTTGCTGTTATCTGTGGTAAGTGTCACCGACTAAAGACTGATTGGGAACAAAGCTACTATGGCACGGGACAAGGTAACGAGCTAAGACAAGTTGCTGAGATTACAGATGTTAGTGCCATTAATGTACTGATGAATAAGGAGTGATAAAAATGGAAACAGATTACATGGAGCAAAAATATGAAGCAATTCCAAACTTTGAAATGGTCAAAAACGCTATGATCAGCAAATTGACAGACAAACAGGTTGAAGAAGCGAGATTAGCTATTAACTGTACTGTCGTGGGCAACAAAGATCATATATTTATCGATTTGCTGTCATACACACCAAATCAGGTACGTACTCTGAGTGATGTGCTTAATCGCAAGGGCTATCCAGATGTAAAGATTATGATGGCGAATGACGTCGCTAGATATATGACCATTGAATTAAACCCACTAAATTTAACGTGTGAGACAGTTTAGCACAATCAGGTGTAATGAATCGAAAGTCAAATAAAAATCACCCCCGCCCCCTATCAGCGGCCGAGAAGAGCGCACACAATACCCTCATCTTGTGACGCAAACGTTTTTTGAAAATTTTTAGGTAGGGGGGGTCACCCCATAATGAAAGGAGGCAGAAAAAATGAAAAAAGCGGATAAAGACGTCAACGACGGGCAATTAACGCGCACACCGCCAGCTTACTTAGGACGGCAAGCTAAGGTCGTTTGGCGTCGATTAGTGCCTTTTTTAGAGGATAGCACCCCGGTTAAACGCATTGATAGCGGTCTTGTGGAGCAATATGCTTCCCAATATGAGATTTATCGCAACGCTTATAAGCACATTCAAAAGAACGGCGAAGTCCAAGCAATCTATAAGACACTTCAAGATCAGACTGGTGAAAAGATTGGTCAGGATTTTTTGGGTTATAAGCGAAACCCGATGACTCAAATTTACGATTCAGCCGTAAAAAATCTAACGAAGTTAGGCGCTGAATTGGGACTATCTCCTAAGTCACGTAGTGATTTGCTCAAGCTTAACTTAGACGACCACAAGGACGAGCGGAGCATTAGCGATCGCATGAAAGAATTTCTCGGAGGCTGATAATGAAAGTTGATTTGACACAAACTCATGATGTTATTGGGGCATATCAAGCGTTAGACTGCTCAGCGGTTCGTCGCCAATACACTGATCCGGGTACAAGATATGCCTTTGAAGTCCTCGACGAGAAGGTGATTACTGGCTATCTGATTAAATTAGCGGCTTTTCGCCATATCCGAGACTTGCAACGGCAAGGTAGCGTTGAATTTCCGTTTACTTATTCGGTTAAGAAAGTGGATCAAGTGCTTAAATTTGCTGCCATCTGTCCGAATGTTGATACGGGCGAACCAACTAAGCTTATGCCGTGGCAAGAATTCATTATGGCTATGCTGGTTGGCTGGCGTAATGATGACGGTGGCAAGCGTTTCTCACGGGCCATTGTTTCTGTTGCACGTGGACAAGGTAAGACGTACTTGATGGCAATTATCACTGCCTATAGCTATTTAATTGAGTCATTGGGCTTATCCAATCAAGATTACTTAGTATCTTCTATTAATTACAAACAAACTAGTAAAATTCTGGGCTACATTAAGTCGATGTTAGCCAAAATCGCAACCATTGAGCCGTTTAAAACGCTAATGCATGATAGTGGATTAGATACACGGACACTTTCCTCGCAGGCCGATCAAGTTACGATGAGTATTACTAATAACAAGTTACGGGCGATTAGTCATGAAGCTGGTCAATATGACTCTTTTCACTTTACAACGGCTATTTTTGATGAAATTGGCGAAGTAAAAACACGGCAGAAGATTTCTAAAATCGTTTCAGGCCAAGTTAAGGTGCGTAATAAGCAATTTGTTCAGATTTCAACAGCTTATCCCGATCCAACCGTGCCATTCCATGATGATGAACGTATGATTCAACAAGCCATGGAACAGGATTACTTGCGTGATGCTGATACTTACTTAGGCCTGATTTGGGCCCAAGACAGTTTAGACGAGACGTTTAAGCCTGAAACTTGGGTAAAAAGCAATCCCTTACTTGATCTGCCAAGCCAGTATGAAGTCTTAATGAACGGGCTGACAGATAAGCGTGATTCTGACGCGTTGTCAGGGACAATTAATGATTTTCAGAACAAGAACCTTAACCTTTGGCTAGAGCAATCAGTGGACAGCTTCCTCAAATTGCCTGACGTTGAAAAGGCCATTATGCCATCGTTTAGCTTTGATGATCGTCAAGTCTACATTGGCTTTGACTACTCAATGTTTAGCGATAATACCGCTTTGGCATTCGTGTTTCCCTATCAGGATGCTACAAGCAAGCCACGATGGTTTATTTACCAGCATAGTTTTATTCCGTGGCAAAAGGCCGGTTCGATTGAAGCTAAAGAAAAACAAGATGGCATCAACTATCGTAATTTAGCCCAAAAGGGTTTCTGTACGATCAGCAGCCACCCACAAGGACTGATTAATGACGAACAAGTCTATCAGTGGCTACTCAATTTTGTAGAGCGTCACCGACTAGAAGTAGTCTTTTTTGGCTATGACGCCTGGGGAGCCACACCAGCTATTAAACAACTGGAACTTAATTCTGGCTGGCCGTTAGAAGCTATCCGTCAACGAACCAGTGAACTGAAAGACCCAACTAAGTTTTTACAAAAGATGTTTGTTGAAGGTTCAGTTGACCGGCTTGATGATCGAATTATGGAAAAGGCACTACTGAATGCAGAAATCTATGAAGATAAGATTGGCATTCAGGTCGATAAGGCTAAAGCCACGCTAAAAATTGATGTGGTTGATGCGCTGATTGACGCCTTATTCCAAGCCATGTATCACTTTGAAGACTTTTCAGACGTGAATAATCCTGATAAGCAGGTGGAACGTCTGACTAAGGAACAAGTGCTGGAGTGGTTTAATAACCCAGAATCGGGACTGCTAGGAGATGACATTGATGATTTTTAAACGTTTTTTTGCCATGATTTGGCACTATTTCGACTTGCTATGCTTCGTAAGCGCCTTGATTGTGGCGGATTACGGGGCATTTTTATTTGGCAAGCCTTGGGGTGTTATGGCAGTAGCGGTGACACTATTTGTAATTGGCTGGTTATCAGAAGTGATTAGCACACCTCAAGCTAAAGGAGGTGATTAATGATGCCAGTATTTAGGCCACCTGAAATTAAGAATCAGGTGCAAAGTGTGCCCGTTGAAGATAGCGATATTGTTAACTTTCTGAATCCTAATGGTCAGCGTAACTATGTTAGCGCGACGGATGCTTTAAAAAATTCTGATATCTATTCGGTAGTCAGTCAATTATCTGGCGATCTGGCAACGGTACAACTTAGTGCTAACATGCCACGAGCGCAAGGCATCTTGAATAATCCCAGCAGTACCGCCAATGGTCATGCGTTTTGGCAATCAATGTTTGCACAATTGCTTCTGGGGGGTGAGTGTTTTGCTTATCGTTGGCGCAATCCCAATGGTTTGGATTTGCGTTGGGAATACTTGCGGCCCAGTCAGGTTGAAACGTACTTGTTGGAAGACGGAAGTGGCCTAACTTATACCGTGACGTTTGATGAAACACAATTAGGTGTACGGCAATACGTACCACAGGGCGACATGATTCACATTCGGTTAACTGGTATTAATGGCGGTCAAACAGGTATTAGCCCCTTAGAAGCACTAACTAGTGAGTTACAAATTAAGGACGCTTCCAATGACTTAACCTTAGCTGCTTTAGCACGTTCGATAAGCGCACCTGGTGTGCTATCTATTCAGCATGGTGGCTTGTTGAGCGAAAAAATGAAAGCTAGCCGATCACGTAATTTCATGAGGCAGGTTAACAAATCTAACGGCGGCCCAGTGGTAATCGATCAACTTGAAGAATATAAGCCACTCGAGATGAAGGCCGATGTAACTAAACTGTTAAGCCAGACCGACTGGACTAGCAAGCAAATTGCAAAGGTGTTTGGTATTCCGGATAGTTATTTAAACGGCCAAGGTGATCAGCAAAGTAATATTGATCAAATCAAAGGTATGTACGCCAATGCGCTCAACCGTTATGTGCAGTGCATTGTATCGGAGCTAGACGACAAGTTGAACGCGACTATCACCGCCAATTTACGGCCGGCAATTGATCCATTAGGCGATGCCTTTGCCACGACACTATCTGGATTGGCTAAGGACGGCACAATTGCTAATAATCAGGCAACCTGGGTATTGCAACAACTAGGATACTTTCCTGCAGATATGCCAGAGGCCATTCAACCAGCGGAAGGAGGTGGAAATAACGAAGAAGGTAATGATTAAAGGCGACGTAGTTGATGATGAGACAGCGGCATTCTACCAGTTTTTCGGCATGCCAGCGGTATCACCAGCTGGTGTGTCTGATGTGCTAGACAGCGCGGGACCTAATGACGATGTAGAAGTAGACATTGCGTCTAATGGCGGTGACGTGTTCGCCGCTAGCGAAATCTACACGATGCTAAAAAACTATCAAGGAAATGTCACGGTTAATGTCCAAGGATTAGCCGCCAGCGCTGCGAGTGTGATTGCAATGGCTGGCGACAAAGTTTCTATTTCACCCACAGCACAAATTATGATTCATAAGGCGTGGTCAGGTGTCCAAGGCAACGCGGACGACTTGTCGCATGAATCGAATGTTTTAGATAGCATTGATCAGTCCATTGTGGCGGCTTATGTTGCTAAGACCGGCATGGCTGCTGATGATGTACTTCAATTGATGGCTAATGAAACTTGGATGACTGCTCAGAATGCAGTTGATAAAGGGTTTGCAGACGAGATTATGTTCGTCGATGACAAGCAACCTCAATTCACTAATTCAATTTCAGAGATTCCTTCCAAGGCGGCAATCAACAAATTTATGAACCTGATTTCCAAGTCACAACCCAAACCTACACCTACACAACCTAAAGAAACCCAACCTGCTAATGCGTTAATGCAAAGCAAGTTGGCTATTTTGATGGGTAAAAACAAAAAGGAGATCGACTAATGCATAAAAATATTAATCAATTAAACGATGCCTGGATTGCTCAAGGGCAAAAGGTGTCGGATCTGAATGGCAAGCTTAATGCTGCCGTTTTGGATGATAAATTTAACCAAGAAAAATTCGAAAACATGACTGCAGAACGGGATAACGCGATTGCTCGTCGTGATGCCTTACACACACAACTGGAAGAAGAACGCAAGGCACAAGAGATCGCTGATATGGCTGATGAGAATAAGACGCCATTGAACGATACAGAAGTCAAAATTGAAAATGAGTTCATTAAGAACTTCCAAGGCATGATTAAGGGTGACCCCAAAGTTATGAACTTGATTACATCTTCCACTGACGAATCGGGTAACGCCATTGGACTGACGATCCCTCAAGATATTCAGACAGCGATTAACACGTTAGTTCGTCAATATGATTCGTTGCAACAATACGTTAAGCGAGAAGCTGTCTCAACACCGACTGGGTCACGAGTTTGGGAAAAGTGGACGGATGTTACCCCGTTGGCTGACTTAGACGATGAAACGGCCACAATTGGTGACAACGATGATCCACACTTGACGCTGATTAAGTACGCTATCCATCGTTACGCTGGAATTAGCACAGTTACCAACTCCCTATTGAAGGATACGGCGGACAACATCATGGCTTGGTTATCACAATGGATTGCCAAGAAGGTTGTGGTCACCCGCAACGCTAAGATCATTGAAGTTATGAACAAGGCCCCAAAGAAACCGACATTAGCTAAATTTGATGACATTATCGACATGATTAACACCTCTGTTGATCCAGCGATTAAGTCGACCTCTTTCTTGCTAACAAACACTTCAGGTTGCAATGAGTTGTGCAAGGTTAAGGATGCAATGGGCAATTACCTGTTGCAACCTGATCCAACCCAACCAGATCGTATGACCGTTCGCGGTAAGCGAGTTGTTATGATTGCTGACAAGTGGTTGCCAAGCACTGGTACGGCTTCTGCACCAGTTTATCCATTGTATTACGGTGATCTATCACAAGCTGTGACGTTGTTTGACCGGGAAAACATGTCCTTACTGACGACCAATATCGGTGGCGGCGCATTTGAAACCGATCAAACTAAGATTCGTGTTATTGATCGGTTTGACGTTGAACCAACTGATACAGAAGCTTTTGTTGCGGGTTCGTTTGCAGCGATTGCTGACCAACCAGCGAACTTTGCAGCCAGTCCTGCGAGTAAGTAAACCGGCGGTCAACTCTACCAAGACAACATCTAATTCTGCAACGATTAACGCGAAGTAATTATTATAGTCGCCTAGAAATGCACAATACCTGACGGGGCGGCAATTAAGGAGGGAAAACATGGCAAATGCATTTGATTTGTTAGACCAAGACGCCAAGCTAGTTGAGCATACAGAGACGCCTAAGAGCGATGGCACAACAGATGTTGTTGCATCTGGTCTAACCCCGAATACGACTTATTCAAAATGGGGACTAGCCTATGCTGGAAAAGACAGTGCTGCTACAGCTTTAGCTGATTTCAAGACAGCTGATGTAGTAGCGGAAGCACCAACACTCACAGCAACCGCGGGTGACGGCCAAGTTAGTCTGTCAGTGACCGATGGGGCCAATTCAGGTAGCGCTATTACGGATCGCGTTGTGTACTGGTCTGATGGAACCAACACGGGGAGCGTTGATTTGAAGACCGCCTTAACAGGAACTGCTACGGGGTTAACCGATGGCACGGAATACACTTTCCAAGCAACGGTTAAGAATGGCGCGGGCGAATCTGCTAAGTCGGTAGCCGTCAAGGCAACGCCAGTTAAGGCATCTTAGGAGGTGGCTCAATGCCAACACTAGATGACCTCAAATTATCGCTACGCTTAGATGGTGATGCCGACGACCAACTTCTGACCGGATATTTAAACACGGCAAAAAGCTATATCACACAATCGATTGGTACGGAATCAGAAAACTTCTATGATGATGCCAGTGTGGTTGATTTATTTAATACCGCGGTATTGGCATTGGCCTCGTCCTACTACAACTATCGCAGTTCGTTAGTTCCGACCACAGCAATCAGCATTAACCTACCGGTTGATTCGATCATTGGGCAACTGAGAGGGCTCTATGATCTGAAAATGGAGGCGGCCACTGATGACCAAAGCAATTAATCCTTCACGAATGACTTTCCGTATCTCCTTTGGCCATGATACCGATACTGGGGAGATTAACCCGAATACTGGCACGCCAATTCAACAATTTTCGCCAGATTTCAGCTGTTGGGCGGGCCAGTGGTCACTGAACGTGCAACAACAATTAACCATAGCTGGAGCTGGGATCACCAATGCGGTGGTCTTTTTTATTCGGCATAATTCAGCCGTTAACGAGACGTTGCAAGTTCAACGTGGAACTGATCTGTACAAGATTGATAGCATCTCGGCGGATGATGGCTTACAAAATGAAGGCTTTGATTTAATCACTTGCCATCGGGTGGTGACTAAGCATGGCTAGTTTAGATGAGCAATTACAGCATTACTTTTTGCAAGTTAAAAAGAAGGTGCCAAATAAAGTGCAGCAACAAGTGATTACTAAGGCAGGCGCCGATCAACTACGGGATAGTTATTTTCAGGCTGCCAAGTCTAAACATTATCGGTATGGCCGGGATACAAGCCACGTTAAACATTTAGCGGACGCGGTAGTTGCTGATGATCACGATGTCGAAGGCTATATGACGGGAAATTCAACGGTAGGGTTTGAGAAGGATCCGATTAATCACGCCAGAATCGCGTTATTTCTCAATAATGGAACGGTGCATATTAAAGGCGACCATTTCATTGATACGGCCATTCAGTCAAGTAAAGACAAGGTCTTAGCTGCTGAATACGTTAAGTATAAGGAATTGACGGGTGGTGATCCTCATTAAGCTTCCGGTGACTCAAGTTTATGAGATTATTAAAGCGAATAAATCATCCTGGATAGATGGTTTATATCCAGAAAACATACCGAATATTGTTGATAAAAGTGGTTCAAAGACGCTAGTGCTAATTACTAGTGTTTCTGAGCCACTTTCTGGATATAAAAACGATACTTTTTCTGAGGTTAGCGCGTCAATTCAAGTGCAAATTTTCTTTTCTAAAACAGTTGCGATCAATGTATTAGACGCGCAGTTGGAACTGATGAACTTGCTCGATGCTAATGGGTGGATTATCGCTACTCGCTACCCCAACGTAGTTGATCCAGACACTGAACAAGTTACGGCTACATTTTCTGTATTTAAAAAACTAAAAATTGAAAGAGGTAATTAAATGTCAACGCATGGTGTTAAAGATGTCACTTTTGGATTAGTTGATTCAACGGGGGCAATTATTGCAGATGCTACAAAGGGAATTTCTGCAACTGGCATCTATCTGGTAGATGGTGACGCAGAAGGGGCTACCCAAGCTAATGTAACCGGCCTAGAAGCGGCTGGTACGGTTGGCTACGCCAATGATGGCCCCAAGCGAGTATCTAACGGTTCGATGGAACCCCAAGTTGCTTTGGAGTTTTTGGATATTAACTTCGATATTCTCCAAAAGTTAAAGGGCTTCGTTAACGATGGCAAAGGTGGCTGGACTCGTCAACTACCTAAGCCTCACGTTGCAATGTTAGTCCACTCCCGGTCATATGGTGGTGTGGATATCTATGAAGGTTTTGCTAATGGGCAACTGATTGAAGCTGGTACGAACCATGGTACCGACAACAACGCTGAAACCGATGCTAATACCACACTGACTTACCAAGGATTAGACCCGTTGAAGTCTGATGTATTTGGTGGACAACCATACAAGATTTGGACTAGCGCCGATGAAGGCTTCGATAAAGCGGCAATGATGGGTGAAGTATTCGGCGGATATACGGCGAGTAGTACCCCAACCAACGGTTAATAGCATCAATACCACAAGTGATTCGGTAAATATTAATACAAAGTGATTTTAGCGGCCATCTAATTAGATGGCCGTTTTACATAGCTGGCAATGGTCAGCAATAAAAAATGTTAGGAGCAATAAAATGAAAATTAGTATCGCAAAACTTGGATTAAAGAAAAAATCAGCAGAAGTAAAAACAACGGTAAAGGTTGTCAATGAGGCCACTAATCTTCAAATTTTGATGTTGAAGATGGACAAGATGCAATTGGATTCAGAAGCTGACCCCCTAACTGTCATGGAACAGTCTCAAAAGGCGGTTACAGCCATGACTAGCTTCCTTCAAGCTGTTTTAAAGTTGTCAGAAAAAGAATTAGACACGGTAATGAATGCCGTCACTATGGACGAATTGTCAGACTTTATCAGTTATGTATTGGCACGGATTCAAGGATTAACTGATGAACAATGGCAACAAACACTCAAGGAAAATGAGGAAGAAGACCCAAAAAAGTAATGGGTCGTCTCAACGTTCTAATTCATGACTTAGAAGATGCCCAAGAAGACCAAGCCTACTTTAAGCAACAATTAATGGCTAATTCGGGGGTACTTCCTTCTCAATTGGACGGAGAAGACTATTACGAACTGATCAGAATTAACCAAGCAAAGCCTAAAGATAAACGTGCTGAAGACCCTATGGCAATGGTTAATCGGTTGAGAGGTAAGTAGAAAGGAGATCCACTAATGGCGACCGTAAGTAACACAATGGCAACCGAGGTTAAGCTAGATACTGTCTCTGCCGCTTCAAGCTTAAAAACTTTGAACAATGCTATTAAAGCAACCACTAACGAATGGAAGGCTAATGAGATTAGTTTGAAGTCTGCAAAGGACAGCCTGGGTGCAGCACAAGCTAAATATGAAGGTCTTGGCAAGACCATGCAAGCCTTGCAAGCCAAAATTGATAAGTTGAAAGAGCGTCAAGCAAGCCTTGATACTTCAACGACTAAGGGCAGTGATAACTATGCTCGGCTTTCTAAGGATTTAGCTAATGCTGAGAATAAGATGGCGTCCTTAACTGCCCAACAAGGCCGTGCCAAAAAATCAGTAGACTATTATCAATCTGGCTTGGCTGACTTGCAAGAACGGTACAAGTCAATCACGTCAGTCTCCAAGTCTTATGTAGAAGCTTTAGAGAATCAAGGAAATAAAGCTCAAGCTGGTAGGGCTAAGCTTAATGGATTGCGGGAGTCCTACCGGAATCTTTCGGATCAGTTGAAAATCCAGCAAACTGAGTTAGCCAAGCTTAAGACTAGTTCTGGTGGGGCCAGCGAAGCCTACAATAAGCAACTTGTTCGGGTTAATCAAACAACTGCCTCAATGGCTAAACAGAAAACTGAGATCGGCCAATTAGCCGGTAAGTATGGCACCATGAGTAGTAGTATGGCTAAGATGTCAGATGGGGCGGCCAAAGCTAGACACAGGATTGCGAATATTGGTCAAGCATTTAAAGGCGCCGCAATTACGGCCGCAGCTGGGTTAACTAGCCTAGGTGTTGCAACGATTGCTGGTGCCAAAAAGGCCACAAATTTAAACAAGGTGTACCAGGTCAATCAAAATTTGTTAGTTACTTCTGGTGAGAAAGCACGTCAGGCTATCTCTCAAGTTTCTAAAATGCAGCAAGATGGTGCCAAGTATTCTGTTAAATATGGGGTAGCTCAACAAGAGATTGCCGAGCAATATCAAGACTTAATCAAGCGTGGGCATACCGGTGCTGAAGCTATTGCGGTCATGCGGTCAGAATTACAAGCTTCTGTGGCTTCGGGAGACGATTTCAAAGATGTCATTAAGGTTTCTTCACAGGCCATTGAAGCCTTTGGTATGAAGACCAATAACACGGCTAAGATGATGAAGAATACTAAACGGGTTGTTAACGATCTGGCGTATGCTTCAGACGTTACCGCTACTGACTTTCATAGCTTAGGTAAAGGTATGGAATACGTTGGGGACACTGCTAAAAACGCCGGATTTTCAATTGAGCAGACTTCTGCTGCCTTGGGTGAGTTGTCAAACCATGGTATGGAAGCCGATAAAGCTGGGACGGGTTTAAAGCAAGCCATAGCAAGACTAGCAGCTCCGACGAAAGCTGCCTCTAATGCGTTAGAGGAGATTGGCATTAAGTCTACCAAAGTGTTTGAGGATGCCAAAGGTAATTTTAAATCCTTACCTGCTATTTTCAAGATTATTCAGGAACATACTAAGAAGCTCGGAGGAGCAGATACTGCCAGAATATTTAAAAATATTTTTGGGCTACAAGGCATGCAAGCGGCACAAGTGTTAACTAAATATGATAGTTCATTGAAAAAATTAACCGATGAAGTTACCGATGCGGGGAAAAAAGGCGAATACGTTCAAAAACTGGCCAATAAGAACTCAAATAACGCTAAGATGAACGTAGAGCGATTCAAGATGGCGGGTCAACAATTAGAGATTATGATGGGTTCTAAGCTATTGCCTGTCATTACCCGGTCAGCCCAAGATATGACTAAGACTTTCAACAACAAGGATACTCAGAAGGGTCTCACTTGGTTAATTGGTGGCGTAGCTAAGCTTGCCAGTGGATTTCTTAAGATTATCGAGTTTACATCAAAGCATACGAAAACTATTGCAACCTTTGGCATAGCCTTAGGTAGTGTTTTAGCTGTTTCGAAGATTGCTCGATTCATTGCCGCAACCACTGAGGCTATCGGAGTAATCAAAAATTTAGTTGTCGTTCAAAAGCTTGTTACAGCCGCTCAATGGTTGTTCAATGTAGCCTTGGATGCTAATCCAATTGGTATTGCGGTTATTGCTATTGGGGCTTTGGCTGCGGGATTTTACGAAGCGTATAAGCATATTAAACCATTTAGAGATGCCGTTAATGGCGTTGCTTCTGAAATTGGCAAATGGGCCAAGGGAACTTTTAAGTCGGCTGAGAAAGCTTTATCTTCTTTTGGCAAGACGGTTAAAAATGTCATGAAGGGAATTGGCGAGTTCTTTACGGGAAAACTTGGTTGGAAACAAGCGATTAGTCATGCGATTGGCAAGATGATCGGCTCAGCTAAGAAGGCTTTCAAGCCTGTCTCCGATGTATTCAAGTCATTTATCAATGGTGTTAAAGATATATTTAAGGGCTTTGGTAAGGTACTTGAGATAATCCTGATTGCTCCGCTTGCATTAGAAGTAGGTATTGCCATCAAGACTTGGCAAAAGATTAAGAAGCCTGTAATGTCAGTTGTTAATGCAATTAAATCTGGTGTATCTAAAGGTTTCAAAGCAGTTGCTAAGGTGGTATCGAATGCCTGGAAAGGGATTACCTCGACGACCAAGAAAGCTTGGAACTTGGTTTATAAGTATGTTCTTAGTCCAGTAACTAAGGTGTACAAAGCGGTTGCAAAGTACATTGTTAAAGCAACTGTAAAAGCTATTTCTAATGCTTGGAAGACTATTAAGTCATTAACTCACGATGCTTGGTTGTTAATTAAAAAGTATATCGTTAAGCCTGTTGAGTACATCTGGAAGATTGTTAAAAAATACATTATTAAGAACCTTGTTAAAGGCGTTTCAACCACTTGGGACACCTTGAAAGACTTAACGCATGACACTTGGCTACTTATCAAAAAGTACACGGTAAATCCGGTTATTTCTGCTTACAAGACTGTATCTAAGTGGATTAACAAGCTATTAAACACCATTACCAACGTTTTGGGTAGCATTAAGAAAGTCTGGAATGGTATTTGGAATAGCATTAGCGATACTTTTAAGGGTATTTGGAAGACTATTAAATCCATTGCCCAAAGTGGCATTAACGATGTTATTAGTATTTTAAATACTGGTATTGGCGGTATTGATTCGGTTATTCATGCCTTTGGTGGCAAGAAGAAAGCCATTGGAACCATTTCTAAGGTTCATTTAGCCACTGGTACCGGGTTATTTAGTGATCAACGAAAGGCAATCACTAAGCCTACCATGGCGGTGCTAAATGATGGCAACGATTCTCCGGAAACTGGTAACAAGGAGATTCTGGTTCACCCTAACGGTATGGGTGAACTAATCCACGGGCGTAACGTTATGCGTTTTCTTGAACCTGGTGCCGAAGTGATGAATGCGTCAGAATCCAAGCTATTCATGGGTATGCAAGGGGTTAGCCATTTTGCCAAAGGTAGTAATAACTGGTTCGGAAGTCTCATGAGTGGTATCGGATCAGGAATTGGTGATGTATCTGGATGGTTAGTCAAGAAAACAGCAGGATTGAAGAAGTTCTTCACCACCGCTGAAAAGATTATTGCCCACCCGATTAAGAGTTTGGACTCAATGTTTAACTATACCAAGGCCGGTGCTGGCGTTGTTGCTGATCTTACTAAAGGCATGTTCAATAACGTTAAGAAACAAGCTGGTAATTGGTGGAGTTCTCTTTGGTCAATGGTTGATTTAGATGGAGGTTCTGCTGGTGGTAACTGGCGGCATAATCCGGGATTATCTGAGACCAATGGTTTTGGGGCTTCTCGTAGTTTTGGTACTCATGATGGTGTTGACTTCTCAGGTCCTCTTGGTTCAGCTATTAGAGCGGTTCATGGTGGGACGGTTACTCACGTTGGACGCCCATTGTACGGCTGGCCTTACAGTCAATTGGGTGATGTTATTACGGTTGCTTCCAATGACGGATGGCAAGAAATCTATCAAGAATTTGGTGGAATGAACAACATTAAAACCAGTACGGGAGATGTCATCAAGACTGGACAAAAGATTGCTACCCTTGGCCGTTTAAACGGTGCTGGTAGTGGCTCACACGTCCATATTGGGGTATCTCATGGCTCTCTATGGAATCACGGAGGTTCCTCAACCAAAGGCTGGTATGACGTAACTAAAATGCACGGTAAATCTGATGGTTCTCCTAAGTCTAGTAAGCAATCCGGCAACATCAAAGGGATTAAATCCCAAGTTGGTTCAGGATTTTTCAAGTTTATGGATAAGTTAGCCAACATGTTTAGTTCTATTGGAGGTTCAGGTGGTGCTAGTTATGGTGGTGCTTCCATGATAGAAAAGGCCGCTAAAGCTATGCATGTTAACCTCAGTGCTGGAGAATTAGCTACAATTAAAAGTGTCATTATGCATGAATCTGGTGGTAATGCCAAAGTTCTTCAAAAGGTTCATGATATTAATTCAGCTAGTGGACACCCAGCCCAAGGATTACTTCAATTTGTTCCAAGCACTTTCAGTTCTTATGCTGTTAAGGGTCACAAGAATATTCTCTCAGCTTACGATCAGTTACTAGCAATGTTTAATGATAGTAATTGGCGGAGTGATGTTCATACCGGTGGTTGGGGGCCTAGTGGTCACCGTAGATATGCCAACGGTGGTATTAGCCGATTCGCTAAGCTGGCACATATCTCAGAAGGCAATAAGACGGAGTCAATCGTGCCTTGGGATATTACCAAGCGTGCCAGAGCTTACCAGGTTATGGATACCACCATGAAGGAATTTTCTAAGACGGATAAGCCTCAGCAATCCACTACTCAATCCACTCAAGCAATCGACTTATCAGAATTGATTAAGCAAGGAAAAGAGATTATCGGATTGATGGCTGAATTAATCTCTGGTCAACAGAATCCAGTACCCGCTGTCGTATCTGCTAATGATATCTACAGCGGTTATAACCAAGTAAAAATGAAAAAGAGTTTAAGTAAAAATCTAGGAAGGGGCTATGTAAATGGCATTCAATGATGTTAACACATTCGACTATGCCTTCGATGAGAATGGTACTGGTGGTTTCAATTCCGACAAGGATTTGGAAGTTCTGGTCAACCATGTATCCAAGCCAATTGCCCCAACAATAACCGAATCCTTCCAAGACGTTCCCGGTAGATATGGGGGCGTTTTTTTAGGCAATAGTTATGGGGAAAAGCAGATAGATATTCCAATTACGATATACCCGGCTGACCGGGACGATTACAACCGGATTATCACCAATTTGTCCAAGGCTCTCATTAATACCACTGATGACGCTGATACTCAGTATCCATTAAGGTTCAATGACCAGCCGGATGTTGTCTACTATGGGCACTTTACAGCCATTCCTACCCCAACATTTATCAATGAAGGGGTGCAGGACTGTACGACTACTCTTACCTTCATGCTGGCTGACCCACGGGGGTTCTTACCTCAGCGAGATTTGAAGATTACCAGCAACGAGCAGGTTATTATTCCAGCGGGGAACACTCCGGTGCAACCAGTCATCCATATTATTCCCAAGACTGACCTTTACTACTTTGGCTATACCTTGGGAGACCAATACGTGGCGGTTGGTTACCATGTCGATGATGGATCAACGGTTACTAATGCTGATGGTAATGTCACCAGCTTAACTCCTCACCAAGAGCTTCAAGTCCATGACCCTTGTAACTCAATGAGTACATGGTTTCAAGCAGGTCAGGATACCCAAGAAGTTAAAATCTATCGCGGGGAAAATGATGGTAAAGCTACGGCAACAGCCACGGCTTTGATGGTCGCCAAGGATAGTAAGGGCCATTACAACTGGGGTACAGTCGGCAAACACAAAAATTTATTTTATGGTCCCGTTATTATCCATCAAGGTATCCCGAAGATTAGCAACTATTGGAAGGTATCCATGCGATTCCATCATATTAAGCGAATGAAGAATATGCGGGCCATGGGGAAGGTAGAGGGTTATCTACTGGATTCCAATGGCAACGTATGCGGACGAATGGGAATTACCGATTATGCAGAAGGCCGGTATCCCAGAGGTTACATTCAACTGGGTAGTTCCTTCAATGCAACGGATGATAAGGGTAATTACCTCACCCTTCTGTACAACGAAGGTGGACGCAAGGTTAATGGTCAGAATAACCACAAGGTTAAGGTCAACCTGACTAAGACGGTAAAGGCCAAGACAACCTCCAAGGCTAAGGCCAAAGCTAAGTCAGCCAGAATGTATCAAGCAACCATTCAACGTGAAGCTTTCAAGTTAGCGGCTAAGAAGACAACTTCTAAGAAAAAGAAAAAGGCAACCAAGAAGGTTACCAAGAAGAAGTCAGGAGGAAAGAGTAAATCTACCAAGGTATCCAAGCCAACTGTTAAAACGAAGTCCAAGACGATTAACACCTATGTAATGGAGACTACGTACATGAACAAGGACGCCTATTCTAACTTCTTCGGTGAGTTCTCATTAGAGCGTCAGAAGAAAACGATTGGCGGAAAGGTGTATGACAACTGGGTGGCTGAGATTAACGAGTTCAATCCCAAGACTGGGGTAGCTTACTCAATTAATACAGCTGGAAAAGTCCACATTCATACCGAGAAGTTAGATAAGTCAGGTAAGTTTGGCTTTGCACTGGCTAACGTTGCCGCAACATTCATGAAGCACGATATCAAGGAAGACTTAGTTAGTCCCAAGGTAGCCTACAAGTCGGATTTTGAGACACTTACCGACCTCAAAATATACACTTCTGACGGTAGCGATGACCCCGATGATATTCCTCATGTAATTGCTCATGCTGGTGAAGAAATTATCATTGATTCCGCTGATAACACGGTCACGGTTGCCGGTAGAAATGTTGATAAGTATGTGTCATGGCTATCTACCTTCCCTTCTATTGAAGGCGATGTTAGCCAAGAGATGCACTTCACGCCTGACCCAGCCAACGCAGATATAACGCTTGAATACAAGCCAGCCATTAAATAGAAAGGAGTTAAGACGTGTGTACGTCATTCTTGATAAGAACCTCAAACGGGTCGCCACCTTAGATACGACCAGTGATACCAATATCTTCTGGGGTGAAACTATCCAGCAACAATTAGCCGATGATAACAGCTCAAACGATAGTATTACCGAAGCTAGTCTAGCCAATACTTCTGACCCCAACGCCAATTCTAAGAGTTGGAATGATACTTTCACTGGGCTAACGATGACAGCGGATAGTCCAGCGGCACAATACCTGAAAGTAGGCAATCACTTAGCGGATTATGACCAAGCTAATGATCGCTGGCGAGTATACCGGATATATACCGTTGATGAAACGATGGATACCACTTCTGGCACTAACCTTGTTTCAGCTGATGCCATTAACCTCTTAATCTGGCGACTCGGGAAGACAATCCCAACCAAAAAAGAGATTAAAGAGTGTTCCTTACCCGCCGCTATGAACTGGATTATTGCTGGCACTGGGATAACACTGCTTAATAACGCGACTTCTGGGCTACTTTCTGACTTTTCCATGGATGGTGAGAGTTCCGCTCAAACTATTCTGCAAACAATCCTGACTACCTACGATTGTGAGGCTGATGGATACGTCAAGCTAGATAGTTCTGGGATTGTGACGGATACCATTCTGGAATTATCCGACCAACGGGGACAGAATACTGGTAGACGAATCACTTATGGTGACAACATGCTTAGTATCAAGCGGGAAACAGTCGATACTACCCTGATTACCAAGCTGTATGTATATGGTTCCGGTGGAGCTTCAATTAGTACGGCTAAAGGTACCAATGGTCGGGACTTCGTAACCGATTCCTCTGCTAATTCCCTGTATAATAACGACCCCAACACTTGGCTGGAAGGTAGTATTACCAGTTCTACCGTCAGTGAACCCGATGCCCTATTATCATTGGGATTGAAGACGTTACGACTGTACAATCACCCTCGGGTCAATTATTCCGTTGATGTAACCAGTGACTTCGATGCTCAATTGGGAGATACCATCAAGGTTATTGACCTGACTATGATGCCGGTATTAACTTTGCAGGCCAGAGTTATTCAACGGACAACTAGCGAGAGTGACCCAACGCAGAATAAGGTAGTCATCGGGGAATTCAGTACGGTTACAGTCGTTACTCCCAATTTCATTAAAAACATGGAGCAGAGATGGAATGACCATGTTAAAAAACTGTTTGAAGATGCCAAGAAGAACCAAAATGCTGCTAGTATCAGCCTGATTACCCCCTTGGGTCAGTCATGGACAAATACCGACACCAGTAAAAGGGTAATTGCCCGATTATTCATTGAAGGTGAGAATGTTACCAGCTTTCTATCAGCGGCGGCTTTCAACTGGGAGTATATCCAGCAAGACGGAACTCATAATCTAATCTGGGAGAGTCAACATGCTAAGGACGGCTATGAAGTCACCATTACCCCACCATTTGTGGGTAGCTTAGTGGTTTCCATTGATGACGCTTTCGTTAAGGACGAGTCTGAAATGTGGATAGACACTGGGGTTAACGCTGATGGTACCTTTAAGAAGTTATGGGAGACCACTGACGGTAACCCTGATGAGTTTGGTAATAATCACGTTGGAGCGCTTCAATTCTCATACATTATGAGTAATGGTGAGGTACTTGCCAGTTATGCCTACAAAGGGAAGCAACAGCAATCCAATTTAAGCGATTGCCAATTTCTGCACTGGAGTTCTGATGGCAAGTTAATTGATTCCATGATTGTACAAGGTGGTCAACACGGTGCTTCCTTCGGTTACGATGAAGCCAACAACCTTATCTACTCCCAGATTAAGGATTTAAGCGGTGGTAAGAATTGGCTGGCAACGTTTCCTTACACTCCACATGCCGTGATTAACAGTGGTTCCAGTACCGTTACCAAGTGGTGTGAGATGGAAACGTACGTCCGGCCTAACGTTGATTTAACCAATGGTCTATGGATTGGTAGTCAGATGGATGGAACGGTAGAAGTATGTAATATCTCCGACTTGAAAGCTGGTAATTACTTCCCAATCATTCGCTTCAAGTTGCAAGATTTCGACCGAGAGAATCCATGGAATCCTGTACCTAGTGGAGTGACCAACGATGGCACGTATAATACCATTCAAGCCAACTCAATTGCATATCCATACGCCTTCTTTACATCAGGAGACGTAAATAACAAAGATGCCCGATTATTAATGTGTATCAATCTCATTACTCAGTCAGTCATTTTTAATTATCAGATGGAGCCCAGTCAGGATATCCAGCTGACAGTACCGGTTGAATATGGTGGTCACTTTGAACCAGAAGGAATATACCCAGACTTAGCTCATGACCAGCTAATAATTGGCTTCAATGTTAGTGAGTACCGAGACGCCGCCCATAGCGTCATGATAAGTCACTCTGGCTTATGGTCGATACCAATTGGTATCCGTGATGATAGCAAGGACTTAGCTGTCACGTATCCAGCCGAAGATGAGGGTGAAAACTCCGAGGTAGAAGAGCCAGTGGTAATCCCAGATGATACTGACGATTCGGACAGTGCTAGTGATGATGATTCAGACTTTAATATCGATGACGGTGAGACTTATCAGGAGGTGGTCGAAGGATGATTATTGCAACGGGTTCAGTTGATATTAACGAAGCAACCTTGATTGCTCAAAACGCGTCAGATAGTGCCAGTGACTTAGCTGATAAGATTAAAAGCCTTAAGACTTCCCTTGATGGCACGATTACTGAATCACCTAACACGCCATTCGATGACGGTAAGGAACATAATGACGGCGATATGTGGCTGGTAATGAGTGGTAATGTCGCAACCAGTATGTACATTTATTCTGGCGGAAGTTGGGCAATTAAAAAGTGGGACGTAACTAGCTTGGCGGTTGAATATTTGTCAGCCCTATCTGCCAATTTAGGTAATGTCCAAGCCGGAAATATTAACGGTGTCAACATATCTGGTAGTTCTATTACAGGTGGCACAATCACTGGTAGTTCTATTGACCAAGACTTTACTTCTAGCGATGGCACTCACTATCAGCTATGGGCGGATTATAATGGTTTCCACTATCGTGTTACTCAGTCAGTTGAGACTCAAGATATGAGAATGACCCCAAATGGATTTACAGTATCTGGTGATGGGAAAACGTCAACGATTGCTGGAGGGTCTGTTTATTCTAATTTAGTTTCTGCAAATGTTGTGATGGGTAATGGCTTATCTGTTAGTGGGCACACCATAGCATGTGATGATAGTGGTGCCTTATACCTTGAGAGTAATGGCGGAGGAGGAACGGTTACAGATATTCATGCCGCTGATGTCTATTCTAATGGTAGCAAGTTGAAGTCTGCATTATCTGCTAAGAGAGATGTGACAGATTATTCTCCTGATGAAGCCTTATCCGCGGTTATGAACACCGATATTAAAAAGTGGAAGTACAAGGATGCCGATAATTCTGCTGACTCCCAGCATATTGGACCAATTATTGATGATGTTAATTCAATTGGAGATAAAACCGCAAGTATTGCCAACGATATGGTAAGCACGGATGAGAATGGTAATTACTTTTTGAATGAATCCAATACCATTTCCATTCTATTGGCGGCATTAAAGAAGTCTAACCAACGGATAGATGAACTCAGCTACCGAATCGCACAATTAGAAAGGAAGAATAATCAATGATTACAAGTTTAGATGTTAAGCAGAACTCAGATAACACTACCCATGTTGTCTACACGGTGGTTTTCAACGGTACCAATCACCAAGCCTACGGTAACTTTGACGCAACGGCTGATGAAGCTTCTACAGCCTTTTCTGGGTCTACCAAGGAAGATATGTGGGCTGGATTCAAGCAATTGGTACTAACAAGGTTAAAAACTGAAGCCACGAATGCCCTAGGAGGCGGTGCAAGTGAGTAAAGAACTGTACTTCACTGATGGTAACAACGAGGTAAAATACCTCGATACTACGGCCAGTTTCAATCTGGCAATTACCCAAGATGGTTCAGCATTCGACTTAACTAATGCCACAGCCATTGATGTAAAGGTTGCCAATGACACCGGTTATGTCTTTGATAAATCAATTGATATGACTACCATTACACAGCCATTGGCTGGATTGATTACCATGCCGGTTGATGCTGAGGTTATGAACGCCCTAGTCCCTGATGATTACACGATTGAGGTTTGGGTAACCTTATCCAGCCTGATTACCCCCGGTAGTCAAGAAGGATTAACGGATGATGGTTCAACCACTGAAAACACTACCCCAACAACTACTACGTACAATGCCATTTTTCCGAGTGATGACCCACAAGGATTTTCCATTACAGATAATGTGATGAGTGATTCGGGGGACGTTATCCCGGTTATGAGTTTGGACGCTTTTCAGCAGGAGTTTGACCAGCTTAAAACTGACTTAACCAACCAAGTTTCCACATTGCAAGGGCCAAAAGGTGATACTGGGTTAACGGGACCGCAAGGACCACAAGGTGTCCAGGGCCTTAAAGGTGATACTGGTTTAACTGGTCCACAAGGTATTCAAGGCCCGAAAGGTGACCAAGGTATTCAAGGACCCAAAGGTGACACCGGACAAGGACTAGAGATTAAAGGTAAGGTTGACACTACTTCCCAGCTTCCAGCAACAGCTAGTGAAGGCGATGGTTACTTAGTTGCCGAAGAGTTGTACATCTGGACGGATAACGCGTGGAAAGATTGTGGACAGATTCAGGGACCGGCTGGTAAGGATGGTAAAGATGGTGCAATCGGTCCGCAAGGCCCAGCAGGTAATGACGGAACGGCAAAATATGAAGAATTGGCCGATAATACGGACTTGTTCTCACTGGTGGTTAATGATGAGCTAGCTCATTACTATTTATGTAGTTCCAATGCTTCCGCTAAAACACTTAAGAATTGCCCAGTAGCTACCGCATTTTCACTACAGCTATCACCCGCCAATGTTACTCAATCCATTGCTACTAACAATGTTCCAGAGTGGGCTTATACCCAGATGTTATTACAGCCGTTCAATTCCAGCACCATATGGATTGCTTCTACCAACTCAGATGGTGATGGAAATATATCCAACACTTCTTGGGTACAGGTGGCTAATATGTCCGATGTTACAACCGCTATCAATGCTGCTACTGCAAGTTTTGTAGCTAACAAGTATCCAAATACGCCTTGGATGACTATTGCCGATACACCCTCAGATTATCTAGGATACAGATTCTATAACCAAAGCCTTTTCATTACGGGGAGATTAACTGTTGGTAGCAGTACGGCTAATAAATTAGGGTCAATACCCTCATCAATTGTTAGTCAAATAGATTTTCCATATTCTGCAATAACTGCTGAGCATTATGGATTTACAGTAGGGTATCTTCACAGCAATATGGGACTTAGTACGCAAGCTACTCTTAATTCTTTAGCTAGTGTTGCTATATTGTTGCAACCCACTGGGGATATTGTCATTGACCCATTAATGACAAGCAATATTTCTGGTTTGGAAGTTGCGGGGACTTATCATCAAGATGTTTATGCGGTTTTGCCTTTAATTTAGAAAGGAACGATTAAATGTTTATTTATATAACGTATGATACAGACGGTTTCATTACGGCTTACCAGAATGCCGAGGCAGACGGGTTTACCAAGGTGTACATTCTCGATTCATGGATTACCCAGTTTGCTCAGCATTCAGACAAATTCCGGTATGATACCGATAAAAAGGTGGTATTCAATCCGGGTAACCTTCCAGAATTATCCCTCGATGAGTTGAATAACAAGTATTCCGGTGTGTTGGAAACTAGTCAGCAAGCTGTACAGTCGGCAACGGCTTTAGCGCAACAGCAAACGGTATCCGCAACTAGTATCGACCAATTGAAGAAGTCAATCACAGCATTAGCACTCAGTCAATCAGCAAAGGGGACGGCATAATATGGTTCAAATTTATACATGGGCATATCAAGACTGGAAGACAATTACCAAGGAAACGTTAGCAACGGTTGTGGGATTACCAGATGGGATTACCGCTGACGATTACAAGGCTATCACCGGCGATGATTATGTAGCACCAACAACTCAATCAACGACAACAAGCACCACTAACTAGCAGTCACTCAGCCAGTTAGTCAGTGCTTTTAATTTACCCAAAATTGGAGGATAAAAAATGTTCAAAGAAATTACAGATGTGTTTACTTGGCTTAATAACGCTGGCGTATTCGCCTTCTTACTAGTACTAATTCCCGCCGTATACAAGTTGGTAAAGCCAGTTTTGACTCATAAGGTACAGACGGAAAAGAACGTACACGTCAAGCAAGGCTTAGAAGTTGGCTTAAACCTTGCTAATACGATTGTTCCAGAAATGGCAGTCATGGCTGGACTATCTAAGTCTGACCGTAAGAAGGAAGCAATCCGTTTCGTTAACGCTCAATTGACGGCTAATGGCTTTGACTTAGACGCTGAAGTAATCAGCGGATTAGTCGAGAAGGCTTACCAAGCTTACAAGGTATCCGGTGGGGATAATCATGCTCCAGTAGTTACGACAGCACCAACGGAGGTTATGACCCCAGAAGAAGGGACTGAAAGCAATGACTAAAAAGATTGTTGACCTGTCTTCTTACCAAGCCGATTCTTTGGCTTACATGAAGCAACTCAAAAAGTGGGGTGCTGATGGGATTATGGTCAAGCTAACAGAAGGTACTGGTTATCTCAGTTCCAAGGCTGGCAACCAGATTGCTAATGGCTTCAAGGTGTTCGATACCGTTGGGGTTTACCATTTCTTTCATGGTCGGGGAACGGCTGAAGCTCAATACTTTCTGGCTTGGGTTAAGAAGATGGGATTAGATAAGTCCACGGTATTAGCCATCGATGTTGAAGCACCCGACTTACCATGGAAGACGACCAGCCAAGTTAACGTATTCCTTCGATACCTAATTAGCCACGGGTACAAGAATGTGATTACGTACGGCTCCGGTAGCTGGTTCAATGCTGGCCGGATTAAACGGTCCCAGTTAGTTGATAAGGCAATCTGGGTTGCGGCTTATGGTGTCAGTCAACCGGGGGTAGCTAATGCCAACGCTTGGCAATATACCGACAACTGGCACGGAGTGGATTGCAGTTATGATTTCGATGGTAAGCTGTCTGGTAAGGTTACCAAAGTAACGCCTAAGAAAGCCTCATACTGGTCTGATAACGGCTTGTATGAAGTGATTACCGGTGAGGTTAACGTGTATGGTAAGCCAGCCCTAGACAAGGCTGATAAGCGCCGTATTCACTTCTCAAAGGGCAGTACCATTTACGGTAAGGCCGTCAAGTACGGCAAAATTTACCGGATTAAGACTGACGTTGGGTATATCTCGGCTAATAAGGACTATGTAAAGTTGATCAGAAAGTCAGGTGGTAAGTAATGACCTTTGATCGTTGGATTGAATTAATCACCTTAGCTTTGGCTGTAGTCGCGGGTATCTATGCGGCTTTGATGGTTGTCATGAAGCCGTTTACCGATCAGTTGAAAGAGATCGCTCGAAGCATGGAACATAGTAGCCAGCGAATTGAACGGCTGTTTGATTCGCAAAATACGCTACGTCAAGACTTTATTGCTAGCAGAAGTGAGCACGAAGTTATCAACGAACGCTTAGACAATGTTGAAGACGATGTACGTGAATTAAAAAGTAAATAGTGTTAGGATTAATTTAATCCTTCAAAGTTGACACAACCCAAAAAGCCACTCATCTCATTGCGAGGTGGGTGGCTTTTTTGAGTAAGTTGAGTGACACTTTCAATTGATTGTTATATCATTGCGTATGTCCTAAATGGACACAAGCATTTCCCTCAATAATGTTTGTATAGATTAGCGCCAAAAAAGCCCCCTACTTCGTATGGTAGAGGGCTTTTTTGTGTGCATATGAATGCAAAAAAGTATGTATTTACCCGACTAGGCGATGGTGCACATTTGGTGCACGTTTAATTATTAGACACTGTAGAAACCGCTACGTAGCAGTTTCTAACAGCTACTCTAAATCCTGTACTCTCCTTTTTAAACCGCGTAAGAAGTATAATAAAAATAGGAATCCCGTTAAATCAACGTTTAGCGAGGTTCCTATTTTTTATAACTCGTTAAAAAGTAGGAGAAAATATATGAATTGAGAACGTTTTTAGAACACTCTTACTTGGTCACTTAATAGCTCCTAAAAATTATCCATTAGCGGTAATAAATGGATACACGAGATAATAATCGTCCAGAAGATTGCTGTTCTTTAACGTAGCCTACATCCTACGCTCATCAGATATGAACGACATTGTTGCATCGTCAAGGACTGATTATTGCAAATGTTATATCCAATATCTGAGAAATCATTGACAACAAAATCTATTTTAGGTATGTTTTAAATAGTAAATCCGTATACAGGGAGATAAGGATGAATAAGATTACGAAGACTATTGTGTTGGTTTTAACAACTGCTCTGGCATTTTGCATGGTGACGGGTTATGTTGCTGAGGCCAGTAGTACGGTTCCTAAGTCACTTAGGCATGAGTGGTATCAGCCGCTAAAAAACGTTAAGGATCCAATGTTCATAAAATTAAAGAGCCATGCGATGGACTCTGGTAGCAAAGCCTTTCATCACAAAATTTCTGGGAAAGATTTACAAGTTATTAAGAAATCCAAGGGATGGTATCAGATCGGTTATACAGGGAACAATAACCCTACTTACAAAGTAACTAAGCGGAAGGTTTCTGGAAAGAAACGAACAGTTCTGCTAAAGAAAAATAGTAGCCACTCTCATTATGCAGATGTCTTTCTCATTGGTAAGAAAACCAAAATGAATTTAGGGGAGTCGTCAGTATATCTTGGTTAAGCAGTACGGCTATATTTGGAAATGGAAGAAAGCAAAGTCTAATTTGAGTGTCAGGCTAGTCAATTAAATGTTCGAAACACACTGGAAATAGGTATTCAGGCAAGCAGCATCACAAAACCGCATTGTTTCAACCCAGTATCACTAAATCCAGATAACTAAAACCGGTCGCCAGCTTTAACTAGCGACCGGTTTTAGTTATTTAACGGGTGTTGCGTATAAGATATTGGTTGGATTAATAACAACTGCCGTCCCATTCCAAGTAGTCCCTAACACAACGTCGGTTCGTTCAGCCGCCACACTTCGTAACGTCAAATGCTTCTCAGTATTGGCGAGGTAAACCGCAATCTTATCATTTTCTGTTGCTAATCGATAAAGCTCAGTTACCAGTGGATTTTTTTCCAT